GAGTGTAGACGGTGGCGTAACAGGTCGCGCCGGTGTAGAAACCGACAACACCAAAGAGCGCCAAACGCGCGACGTATCAGCACTAACAAAACGCGAATACCGTTGTTACCCGGTAGAATGTGACATTCACATCACATGGAACAAAATGGACCAATGGTCAAAATTCCCTGATTTTCATCAGCGCTACCGTAATCACGTTCGCCAAGCAATTGCACTCGACATTATTAAAATTGGCTTTAATGGCACATCAGCCGCCGACACAACCAACATTGCAACAAACACCATGCTGCAAGACGTAAACATTGGTTGGTTGCAACTGTTACGCCGCGATGCGTCAGAGCGTGTAATTACCGAAGGTGCTGTAGCTGGCGAAATTCGCATTGGTGCCGGTGGCGATTACGAAAACCTAGACCAAGCAGTGCACGACGCACTCCAAGGTATTCCAGTACATAAGCGTGTAAACATGGTGGCCATCATTGGCGACGAGCTATTAGCGAATGACAAAAACAAGCTATACGCCAAACAAGCACACACGCCAAGTGAAAAAACTAAAATCGAATTGCAGCAAGTTATCGACACTTACGGCGGCCTAGCTAGCTATAAAATTCCGTTCTTTCCAGAGCGCGGCATTTTAATTACCAGCTTTGAAAACCTAAGCCACTACGTGCAAGCAGGGTCAACCCGCACCCACGTAGAAGACAACGCCAAAAAGAAACGTGTTGAAGACTACCTATCACGCAACGATTGCTACTACATCGAAGACCTTGAAAACGCAATGTACTTCGAGTCAGCAAACATCAAGTTACCAAACAGCGCAGGCGACGCCTGGGTATAAGTAACATTCCCAATTAGCCGCCCTTTTCCCTAGTTTCGGGGCGGCTTTTTTTAACCAAATTAAAGAGTGTTTTTAAATGAGCTTAGTCAAAAAATCATTAGCCAAAGCAGTTAGCAGTATACCAAGTAGCACTGAAAAGCAAGCGCCAACGGCAGCGGCAACAGCCACTCAAGCCAACGCGCCAGCAAACAACACCGAGCAAAACGAGTACCCGTTTTTTGCAGCGGCTATCGAGTCAGACTTAGCTCAACTAAAAACATTTACAGATATTAGCGACAAAGCCAGCTACAAGTCAGAAGCCCTGCAGCGCAATGACTACCTAGGCTACATCAACCGTTACCGCCTAAGCGGCCAAAACCACCACAACAAAGTGCTGGCATGGGTGTTTATTTGGCTAGTTGATTTAAAACGCTGGGATGCAGTAATGGACTTATTGCCATTAATGATCGAGCAAAAGCAACCACTGCCAACCGTGTTTAATACCAAGCATTGGGCAGCGTTCGTTATCGACCAACTCTACGACGATGCAAATTACTACCTAGCACAATCAAAACAGCAAGAGCTGCACGACATTGGCTTTATTCTGCACCGCTTAATTAATGCAGTTAAAAACCAAGACTGGGCAGGGCTTGAGGTGGTAGGCGGCAAGCTTTACGCCATCGCTGCAAAAGTTAACAAAGCACAGCTTAACCTAGGTAACGCGCTTTACTTTGCCGAAATGGCCCAAAGCATTAACGACAAAGCAGGCGTTAAAACCCTGATAAAAGAATTGCAAAAAATAATTAAACCAGCGGAGCCAGAACAGCAAACCGCTAACTAGCTCCAACGCCAGCGGGCAACTTAGCACAACGTTAGCATTACTTGCTTAACGCGCGTGACTAAGTGGCGCCCGCACCCAATTTAATGAGTGTGATTTTAAAAGGCAGATGTTAAATGACATTAATTAGCTCACCAATCTTAGCGCAAGCAGGGTTTTTAAAGCGAAAAGCAGCCCCTGCAGTAGAGCAATGGGTAGCGAAGTTAGATGGGGCTACGCAGTGTTGGCTGTTGAGTGAGTCTATAAACCTTATTGCTGGTGACAAAGTTAGGCTTACTTATAAATCAGCATTAACCGCTAGTACGTCAATAGAGACTCTTTACAGTAATGATGCGGATCATTATCTGCTTGTTTGCCTGGACCTGGCCTCTAGGGGAGGGTACCTTGTTAGAGCAGGGTCTTTGAAGGTTGACGGCAACACCTACACCTATCCCAGTCCAGCGCCAACAGATGGCTTATTACACACAGTAGAGCAAACTATATCTAGAAGCGTATCGACTAGTCTACTTGGTGCATCTTGGTTTAATTTTGCTAGCGGCACTAGAAGATGGTATTTCAATGATGCGATATTAGATTTTGAAGTTGAAAGGGCTGGGGAAATAATTCACAAAATCCCACTAACCAACAAAGACCAAGGCGCAACACAACTTGCAACAGTCGGCAACGTTAACGCATTTATGCCTAATTACACCGATGCTGTATGGAGAAAGCCATGAACCAACTATACCAATTATACGCATTTGCAACCGCCGCAGGTTGGGCTGAGTCTTTAAGCGAGCGTTGGCCTGATGCGCCACTAGTCGGTGGCTACCGCGTTTTAGTGTTTACCAACGCAGATTACCCATTACTTAAAGAGCAATACTCAACAGCTGAATTTAAAGAGCTAACAACAGAGCAGACAATAAGCGCTCTGAACGAAAATGAGTTAGGCCCATTCGTTTGCACACTTGAACAAACCAAACAAATTATGAATCACTTTTCACCGCAAGAACAGGGGTTAAACAATGTCTAAAACAAGACCAGATATAATTGTAATGCCAAATCAGCAAAACGACATTGTCGCATTATTAAATGAGCAAGCAGGGTTCCCAGCAGTTACTGCAGGCCAAGAGCTAAAAATACAAAACAAAACAAACGTTGTTGTTTATGTACACAAAACAGCAGGCCCAGTAACAGAAATTGTTGGCGGAAACTCAATACCAAAACATTGGCAAGCAACGGTAGAACAAGGCAGTGAAGGCTGCATCGTAACGTGCTCAGGCAAAGTGGGTCGTATAAACGTAGAAGTAATAAGCTAATAAATTTTAAAGGTGCAATATGAATTTAAGCGGTATGCCACAAGCAGATTTACAAAGCGTCAATGTAACCGTTGAAGCCAGCGGCTATTACCCAGCGCTAAGCACCGCCCATTTTATTGAGCACTACGCAGTTGCCCAAGAGTACGCCAGCAAAAGCGAACTACTTGTTGAAAAGCTACGTTACGCGCAGGCCGAAATTAACCAAGAGCTAGCAAACGCAAAGCTTACCAATGGCCAAACGCTAAGCGCCGCGCAAGCGATGTTTTATGAGCGCGCAGTTTACAGCAAAGCAAAAGCCAGTTTGCTGGTATCAAAGCTAGGCAGTACGCACCGCGACAGCGCCACAGCACAAAGCCAAACGGCCATTGATAATTATGAATATTGGAAAGGCCAAAGCATAAACGCCATGCGCCAACTGCAAGGCTTAAGCCCTAACATAACGGTAGAGCTACTATGAGCCAAAGCAAAATAGCAAAGCTTAAACAGCATTTAGCAACTGCAGAATACCAAGGCCGCAACCTCGCGCTAAGCACCCAGTTCGACAGCTGGATAGAGGGTGGACGCATAGAGCCAAGCAGCAAAACCATTAACGGCAATGGCCTATTAGCCGCGCGGTTTTATTACTCAGGGGTGATCAGCATAAACCCATGCGCCGCACCGGCAGCACTTATTTGTGCCTTTGCATCGTTTTGGTTGCAAAACAACGGCGGCAAATACGACAGCCCCGACATTGAATTTAGCGCCGACATAAACGACGACAACAGCAACGAAGTAGAGCTAACAATAAACCAGCTATGCGAAAACATAGAGCTAATACAAACACCCAACGGCCCGTTTGAATTTAACGGCAACAGTTACGACTTTGGCGAGCAAAGCCTATGGATAGCTGAAGCATTCACGCTTGAGGGTCAAGTAAGCCGTGCTTAACGTCAAATTTGATGAAGGTCGCAGCAAAGAGCAGCTCGCGTTTTTACAGCTCAAGCCACAAAAGCGCCGCAACATATTGCGCAGCGCAATACGTGCAGCAAACAAAAGCAGTAAAGAGCGCATTACCAGGCAAAGCGATTTAGCTGGTAAAACATGGCAAGCACGTGCCAACGGCAAAAAAAAGAAAATGCTCACCAAACTAAAGAGCCGAATGAAAGTGTATTACAGGCCCAATGACGCAGGCGTTTTTTTTAATAAACCAATTACCGGAAAAATAGCCCGCGCGCATCAAGAGGGCGTAAGCCTAGATGCAGGCAAGCCAAAAGGCAAAGCCGCACAAAATAAAGAAGGGCCAGCCACGCGCAACTTAGCTCGCGCATTAATAGCCGCGGGTTACAAAATACCGCGTGGCAAAGGAAAGGGCGCCAAACGCGCCAGTATTAAATGGATAACAAACAATTTAAGCATTAACCAAGCAGGGTTTTTACTGCGCGAACTAAAGGGCAGCTCAGGCAAGAGCACATGGAAAATTAATTTACCGGCCCGATCCTTTTTAGGGCAAACAGCCGCCGAGCAAAAAGAGCAAATGAATTTTATTTTAAACAAAGCTATGCAAGTGGCGTAGCGCAAGCAAAAAAAGGAACGACCATGGCACAAGGTAAAGTATCCGTTGCCGCCATTCAAACAGGCAGTGGCGCTACAAAACAAGTAGAACGCACCGTATTATTTATAGGCCAAGCGCCCGAAAATAACGGCAAAATTCTATCCATAAATGCACAAAGCGACTTTGATGAGTTATTTGGCGCAGCCGACTCACCATTAAAAACCCAAGTTAAAGCATGGCAGCGCAACGGCGACGACCTAGTAAGTGGTTATGCAATCGCGCATGCAATCGACGCCGACGTAATGGCACTTATCGACGAAGCAATGGATCAAGACATCAGTCCCGAAATCATTGTTATTTGTACGCCAGTAACAGGCAAAGCCGAAGTAGAAAGCCACCAAGCTAAAGCGCTTGAAATTCTATCAAGCCTTGCACGCCGTGTTCGCTTTTTACTTGCCGCACCAGGTTTAACGGCTGAGCAAAACTGGTCAGATTTAGTGGCCGCATTACAACCATTAACCGATGGCGTAGTCGCTGATCGCGTAGGTGTCGTGCCATTGCTATTTGGTGACGAACTAGGCGCAGTAACAGGTCGTTTATGTAAAAGCGCAGTCACTATTGCCGATAGCCCAATGCGAGTGCTTACGGGTGCAATGTCACTCATGCCGCATCCGGTAGATGCCGCAGGTAAACCGCTAACCAACTCAACCACCGCCGCACTAGACGCACTGCGCTTTAGTTGCACTCAGTTTTACCCAGACTTTGACGGCACATATTTTGGCGACGTAAACATGCTAGATGCCGAAGGTGGCGACTTTCAGCAAATCGAAACAGGCCGCATTGTCAATAAAGCCGCACGAGACGTGCGCATTATTGCCATTCAAAACATTAAAAACCGCCGCCTAAACAACAGCACCAGCGGTATTGAGTTTGGCAAGCGCATTATGGGCAAACCGCTACGCGAAATGGCGCGCTCAATTAACATTGGTGCCGACAAGTTCCCGGGCTTAATCGACACGCCAAAAGACGACAGCATCAACCTAACGTTTATGAACGCAACCACATTGCAAGTAGTACTCAAGGTTAAGCCAATCAACTCACCCAACACCATCATTGTTGGCATCATGTTAGATAACGCAGAATAGGAGCGCGAACATGCAAAAAGTATTAGGCGGCAAGGACTTCGACATATTCATTGGTAACTCAATGGTTCATGTCATTGAAGCAACCGTAAAAATCACCGACGGCCGCACAGTTAAAAAAGTGCGTGGCGTGCCAAAAGGCTTTATTGACGGCGATGTAGAAGCCGAAGTAACCCTAAAGCTCGACCACGAAAACTGGCTAATTGTCCAAGCGCAAGCGGAAAAAGCAGGCAGCTGGAAAGGCATAGAGCCGTTCGACGTAGCCTTTAACGCCGAAGTAGCCGCAGGCAAAAAGAACGTAGAAGCGTTTGGCTGTTTGCCGCAGCTAGACGAAATCCTAAACATCAAAGCCGACGGCGGCGAAGAAGACACAACATCAATTAAGTGTCCGGTTACCAGCCCCGACTTTGTAAAAATCAACGGCGTACCGTACCTAACATCTGACGAAGTGAGAGACTTGTAATGACCAAAGCCATTCGCAAACTAACTGCCGCAACACTGCTTAGCACTCTAAAGGCCTGCGGCTACCGCGTGTTCGAGGGAGAATTAAACCTAAACATTATAGGTATTCGCCACCACAACACGCGCGCCAATACCTTTAACGATGTTATTTGCGTGCTGTATCAGCAAGGCGGCGAGTGGCAATTAAAGCAGTACAAAGCGACCACCGACGCCGGCATTTACTGGCGTCAAAACCCAATGAACGTAAGCGGCACAGCGGTCCTAATTGCAGGGCAGCATAAAAGTTTATGGAAACTGGGTTATCACCAGGGCAAATACCGCGCCCTAGTGCAGCACAAACCGGTTGTTGTCCTGCGCGACAACGACAAAAACACCGAGTTAGACACGGACGTCACACCACAAGCCGAGCTACAGCAAGGTTACTTTGGCATTAACTGTCACCGCGCACACAGCAAAACCACATCAACCCAAGTTGATAAATGGTCTGCAGGTTTCCAAGTGCTAGCCAACCCAAACGACTTTAACGAGCTTATTGCTTTGTGTGATCAGTCAGCAGCCAAGTACGGCCCTTATTTTAGTTACACCCTGCTAGACCAAGCAGACATTAAAAAACCAACAGAGAGTAAATAATCATGGCGTTCGAGAAAAAAATTACACTAGAAACACCGGCAGGCGACATTACATTTAACGTAAACGCAAGCGATTACAACAAATACATAAACTCTACGCAGCCAAACAACAAAGTACAGCCGGCAACTAACTTTGTATTAAACACCGTAGTGCAAGAAGACGCTAAAAAGCTCAAAGACCTAGTGCAACAGCCGGGCGCCGCATTATTTTTAGTAGGTGCCGTTGTTGAAGAATACCAGCCAGAGTTTAACTTTACGGTAAAAAAATCGAAGACCGAGCCAAGCAAATAGGCAAGTCTCGGTTAGATCAGCTACTGGCATACCACGCTAAGTATTTTAGCGATATGCCAGTAACACAAGAGAGCCTAGCGCAAGCGCTATACCTCGAAACGCAGCAGCAAGAAAACTTTGTAGTTGCTGTAAACAACGGCATATGCCAAGCACTAAGCGAGTAATGTAATGGCCACGCTCAGCAAATTAGACAAGCTAACTTATTCAATCGGCATCATCGACAAAGTGACGGGGCCGGTTAATAAAGTCATGGCTAAAATTAATCAGCTGAGCCAGCAAACAGCCGCCGCGCAAGATCAAATGATGCGCGGCGCAGCCACGGCCGTGGGCGGTGGTTATGCACTGGCGCGTTCACTCGCTCCCGCAATTGATCACGTTGCAGCATTAGGCGAGGTGCAATCCTTGGGCGTTGCCGACGACGCACTGCAAAAGCTAACCAAAACATCCTACGAATTTGGCTTTCAATTTGGCGGCAACTCTGCCGAATTTGTACGCAGTGCCTACGATATTCAATCAGCCATTGCCGGACTAACGGGCGATGAGCTATCAGAATTTACTAAAACATCAAACATACTGGCTACAGCCACAAAAGCCGATGCAGCCACCATTACCAGCTACATGGGCACCATGTATGGCATCTTCGAAAAAACAGCCAACAAAATGGGCAAGGCCAATTGGGTAAACCAAATAGCAGGCCAAACCGCCACCGCCGTACAACTTTACAAAACCACCGGTGCAGAAATGCAAGCGGCGTTTTCAAACCTTGGCGCAACGGCAACAAATATTGGCCTAAGCTCAGCACAACAATTTGCCCTAGTGGGCGAGTTACAGCTGGTTGCTAAGTCGGGATCGGTTGCAGGCACACAAGCCGCATCGTTATTGCGAGGCATTGGCAAGGCGGAGCAGTCGTTAGGCATTCAATTAACCGACGACAACGGCGACATGCTTGCAATAGACGTGGTGCTAGGACGTATTAACAACCGTCTATCATCGTTGGGTTCAGTAGCGCGTGGCGATGTGCTTACCCAAATATTTGGTAAACAAGGTGCAAAAGCGGTTGATGTGCTCAGCACCAAAGTCGATAAATTAAAAGACGGCATTGCCGTTTTTGAAGGCGTGCAAGACAACTCCAAAGCGGCCGAAATGGCAAACATCATCGCCAGCCCGTGGGATAGGTTAGGCGGTTCATTTAATGCCGCAGCCACAGCAATGGGTAACCGCTTGTTGCCCGTAGTAGAGCCATTTGTAGAAGTGCTTGCATCAATGTTTGCAGGCATCGTTTCGCTAACCGAAGAATTCCCATTTTTATCAAGCGTTATATCAGTCGCAGTGGTTGGCGTAGTCGCACTTATGACCGCCTTTGGGCTCGCTACCTTTGCCATGGGGCTCTATAACTTTGCTACAGGCATTGGCATAACGCTGACCAATGCACAGCTAATAGTAACTAAGCTATGGCAGGGCGCATTAATCGCACTGCGAGTTGCAGGGTTCTTATCGCTTATAGCCACCATGGGCGCGGCCGCTATTGCCATGGGTACATTTAAAGCGGTTATGCTTGCAGGCCAAGCGGCTACATGGCTATTTAACGCCGCACTTTGGGCAAACCCGTTAACATGGGTTGTTATAGCCGTTGTTGCATTGGTAGCTATTGTTGGCGCACTAATATATTACTGGAATGATCTTGTCGCAGCGTTTTCAGAAACCGCATGGGGCAAAGTACTTTTTGGGGTATTCGACACTGTTAAAGCCGCGTTCAATAGCGTAATCGACAGCGTTAAATGGGTGTTAGAAGCGCTAGGCCTTATTGACGACACAGAAACAAAAATGAAAACAGAGGTTGTTACAGCTCATGAAAACATTAATAGCTCGCAATACATAGCACCAAATAGCCCTGTAAATTATGCCGCGCCTAAAGTAACAACAATTACTGAAACTAAAGAAATGCGCGCAAAAGCATTGGCAGAGCAAGCCGCAAACGACCCTGTTTATTCAGCGCAACCAAAAGCAATGACCGAGCGTGAAGCAGCGCAAGCCGCCTTTAAATTTACTAGCCAGCGCTTACCAGCTGTACCAACCGACACCACAGCACCGTTAAATTTACAGTCGCAAGCGCGCAGCCAAGCGTTAATAAACAGCGCGTTCCCTGCAGCAAACAACGTAGAGCAGTTAAAAGCAGAACAACAGGCCACTGCATATAAGCCAAAAGCACAAAAGTCGGCTTACTTGCAAAGCCTAACCAACAACAACAGCAACACAAATAACAACAGCAATAGCAGTGATAGCAGCAAGCACATAAGCATTGAAAACGTAAACTTTAAAACAGACGACTTAGCGCAAAGCTTTGAGCAAATGATGGAGCTAGCAGGTTAATGGAATTTGATATAGCACTACACATAGACCTAGAAATACAAGACGGCGACTTTATGCTTAACGACTCGCTAAGCCCTAGCACGCTAAAAAAAGCCGACGTAATAGGCCAAGACATAAAGCACCGCATTTTAGAAAGCGGCTTACTAACCAAGCTTGTTGGCCTGCGCAACAAAAACGGCATAGCGCCCATATTAACCGAGCTAGAACTACTAACCGAGCAAGACAATCGCATCAAGCCGGGCACAATAAAAGTGCACCGCAACGACGATGGCACGCTAAGCATTAATGCGCAAACACGCCAGTACGGGAGCAACAATGAACTTTAAAACAATGATGCAAAACGCAGGCTTGCCAATGGACGAGCAAACAGCAGCGGAGCAATGGCAAGCCCAGCTAAAAGAGCAAAACATACAAGTTGCTAATAACTCACCGTTTAGCCCGTTTTGGCGAACCGTTGAAGCGCTAATAACCAAGCCGTTAGTGCAGCTATTAAACTGGGTTGCGCAGCAGCTTATGCCCAACCTATTTATAATGACCGCCAACCGCGACGCACTAATAGAAAAGCACGGCCCCGCGCGCAACGTTTTCATTCGGGTGGGCGTAGCGGCTCAAGGCATACTCACGTTCACGCGCCAAAACACCACGGGCGAAAGTTCAATTACCACCGGTGCACAAATTGCTACCGACGTGCTAGGCGAACAAGTATATAAGTTAACGCTAATGCAAGATGTGCATTTTGCACCTGGGCAAAGCACAGCGTACGCGCTGGCGCAGGCGCAAGAAGAGGGCGCAGCATACAACTTGCCAGCCAATGCATACCGTTACTTTGTTGAGCAGCAAGAGGGTATAACAGTAACTAACAACGAAAACTGGCTAATAAAGCCCGGGGCCGACACCGAAAGCACCGAGCATTACCGCCAACGCATACGCAACGTGTTCGGCACGGCCGCCAGCTGGCACATTAACGCAGTGTACAAACAAATAATTGCAAGCTTTGGCGTGCCAATAGATAACATTGAAATAGAAGTTAACGCCCCACGTGGCCCAGGCACAGCAAACGCTTATATATATTTAGAAGTAGGCGAAGTGCCAAGCGCATTACTCAGCGCCATCAATCAGCATATTCGCCAAGGTGGGCATCATGGGTTAGGCGACGACTTTATGGTATACGCTATGGCAACTACAGGTTTTAATGTTACCGCAACATACAAATTGCACTCGCAAAGCGAAGACATACAAAGCGAGCTAACAGCGTTTATACAAGCAGCGTTCAGGCAAAATGCAGCCTACGCACCCACCCGCGTAGCGCACCAAAGCACATTTAGCATTAGCCAATTAGTGGCAGAGTGTCACGCGCAATTTAGCGAACTGCAATCAATCAAGTTCGACATTGACGACATAACCGCCGCCAACTGGCTGCCGGTACTTTCATCACTCACAGTAACCAAGGGCTAAAATGGCTAATCAAATAGCAACATGGCTAAATAAAGGCTACGCCGAAAAGCTTGTAAAAGCGGCTACAGGGTATTGGGACCAGTCGCGCAACTACGTTATATGGGCAACACAGCAAAAAGACGAGCTGCAAAACGAAGAGCCAATTCTCGGCCTGCTAGCGTGGGAGCGGTTAACGCAGCGTTTACCAAACGAGCCAGCTGAGCTTTATAGAAAACGAGTACAACACGCACTAGTCAATACAATAGACGCCGGTGAAATGACATCATTAAAGCGTATTTTTAAGCGGCTAAACTTAGAAGTAATAAATGTGCGTGAGCGAATAGACGGGCGTGACTGGGACATTATTGCTATTGATATGAGCGATACAACGCTTGCTAATGCAAACTTGCTATTGCCAGAATTAATACAGCTTTATGGGCGCACGTGCAGGCGCTACGAGTTAACAGTGCATAGTAAAACATCAATCATGCTGGGTTTAGATAGCGTGTTTATTCAGCACGATCACACAAATATAAATAACCCCACACAAATAGCAGCAAAAACAAAGCCGCCAGCTCAATTAAATTTAGGTACTTTAATCGTTCAACACGACCATATAAATATATTTAATCCAACCCAAATAACAGCTAAAACCCATCTCGATTTAAAAGCGCAATATGGTTTTATCAACAAAGTTAGCGGTATAAGTATCGCAAAGGAGACGACATGACAGAAGCAGTGTTAGGCATAATGACCAACGCAGGTACTCAATATATTGCTGACAAAACATTAGCAAATCAAGGGCTAGAAGTAGCCGAAGTGGTCCTTGCTAATATCAATAGTATCGACGAAAACACACCGCGCGACCCAGCTGAAGGTCTACCAACTGAGTTGCAAATAATGCACCGACGTGACATAGACGCCGCCGGGAAAGTTGACGAAAACACGGTTGCTTGGTCGGTTGTGCTAGACCAAAATGTAGGTGACTTCGACTACAACTGGATAGGCCTAGTAGCTACTGACGGCACACTAATAGCGGTTGACTATTTGCCGCTGCAACGCAAACGTGCAGGAGTAAACAACGTACATAACCGATCATTTGTTTTGCAATTTGCTGGTGCTGCCGCGCTTGCTCAAATAACAATACCAGCAGAATCATGGATGTTTGACTACACCCCACGCATAGATGCGTTAGAGCTGGGGTTGCTAGAATGCACTCAGAGAATAGAGAGTGTCGAGCAGGCGCTAGCAGAGCCAAGCCAGCCAGAAGTTGATCCAGGCGGAGCGGCAGAGATGACAATGGTTGACGATCAGGGAAACACAAACGTGATGGTTAGGGTGCCAAAGTTTAGCTACCAAGATGTTAATCAGTCGATATTAGATAGAACTGGTGTTGACTTGCAGCTTGGCACAGGAACGCCTACCATGTTTTTAAAAAATGGCGTAGAAATTAACGAGGTTTACATTGCAAAGTATCTGGCTTCAGCTGGGGCATCTGGCGGGTGCAGCGTAGTAGGCGACGCGGCTCCGATGACGAATGTTGATTACGACACAGCCAAGGCGCTTTGCAAAAATAAGGGCGCCGGATGGCACATGATGAGCATTCACGAATGGGCTGCGGTCGCGCTTTGGTCATTTGCAAACGGAACGGAGCCGCGCGGCAACACGGATTATGGCCGTAGTCACGAAAGCACAATTGAAACAGCAGTTAGAGTGGACAACAAGACGCCAGGAGACAGATCGGGCACGGGCGCAACTAAAACAGGAACAGGCCCTCAGGCATGGTCGCACGACGGAACTAGTTTGGGTATAGCGGATTTGGTTGGTAATGTATACGAATGGCTGGATCAAATGTCGCTAATTGAAGGGCAAATAACAACAACGCTAGATAACGATCCTGATGCAGCAGAGCAGAGCTGGGTTAAGCACTCTGCATTTTTGGACTCACAAACAGCATCTAAAAGTGGCAGCGCTGGATCTCCAGTGCTAAATAGTGCTATTTCAAACAGAAACGGTAGTGTCGGAGATGATACTAGTAACGGAGGTTACGCAACAAATGAGCACTTTGCAAAAATAGCGCAGTCACCAACATATCAAAAAATGGAACTTTTGAGGCGGTTAGTTATTGAGTCAGCATCGCAAACAAACGTGAAAGGGAGTATCTACTGCCGAAACTATGGCGCGCGATTCCCGCTGCGTGGCGGCCACTGGTACATTGGCTCGGACGCTGGGCTGGGCGCGCTCACTCTGATCTATGCGCGTTCGGGTGCGCACAGCGTTTTCGGTTTTCGTCCCGCTTTCTTTGCGTAATTGGTTATTGAAATTTGAACCCCGCGCGACAGCGCGGGCATAACAAGGAGGAAATTTGACTGCGCTAACAATCGAAGAAAAATGCAGAGACATGTTAATGTACGGGTATCAAGCAATAAAGCAATTCCCAAAGCACGAAACGCACGTGCTAGCAGCAGAAATACGCAAGTCTATGCTGCAGCTGCAGCGTTTAATAGTTACTGCATTTAAGCGTTATCATAAAAAAACAACGCTAACAGAGTTAGACATTGAGCTGGCAATACTAAAGCGCCAAGTTCGCTTGGCAAAAGACTTGCGCTATATAGACGTAAAAAAATATCAATTATGGATAGAGCGATTAGTAGAAATTGGCAAAATGCTAGGCGGTTGGATTAAATCAATCAAAAACAAACAGGCAGTTGCATTATGAATGCACGGAATCGATTCCCGCTACGTGGCGGCAACTGGAACAATGGCTCGGACGCTGGGCTGGGCGCGCTCCGTCTGAACAGTGCGCGTTCGAGTGCGGGCAGCAATATCGGTTTTCGTCCCGCTCTTGATTATGCCAGAAGCAGTACCCTCAAGGGGGGCTGCCAGTGCAACTTTGAAAAGGATGCAGCTGCCCCAGCTATAGCTGAAAAAGCAATAAAGCCTGTCGACGCGTCAACAGGCTGCACGTACGAACAAATATACCAGTTCGAAAATATATTAAACGCGGCATACCAATGCCGAAAAGGAAAAACAACATCAGCATCGGCGCTTGCATTCTTCAATAACCTCGAAGAAAACATAGTGCAAATACAAAACGAGCTAATGGGTAGCTTAGGCTTTCTTTTTGAAACTCCTTCAAAACGCGCAGCGTTTAGTGGGAGTTGTTCATGGCTAAAAACAAACAGTAAAACGCAGGTGTTCCCAATAGCAAAAGCGAACGGCCGATCACTCGACTTTTTAGGCTATAGAATATATGCAAGCCATAGATTACTGAGAAAAAGCAGCGTAAAGAAAATAAGCACCAAGCTAAAAAGATTTAGAAAAGAGTTTTCGCAAGGTAAAGTGTCGCTAGTCGAAATAAACCAATGTGTGCAATCGTGGCTAGGCCATGCAAGCCATGCAGACACGCACAGCATAAAGCTAAAATTATTTAACACTCCATTTAAAAGGTAGGGCCATGTTTACATACATATACAAAGGCGTAAGCCACACTAACACCAGCGCTGATCACATGCATGAGCTGGGAATGAGCGGGGAGCAGGTGGAATCAGTGCTCAGGCAGAAAAAGTTCGGGCTGAGCCAGCATGCAGCGAAGCGAGAGGCCGCATACAAGCGAGAGTCAGACCCGCTATACATGGAAGCGCAGTTCGACGGCACTCCAGAGTCATTAGCGATGTGGCGCGACAAAGTAGCCGAAATTAAAGCGCGCTACCCACTGCCACAAAGCACAGCAGAAAATGCATAACATAGCGCTATGCTACCACCAAGCCGCCGCCCCTTGCTCAATGCAAGAGGGTGCGCAGCTGCTTGCATCGGCAATAAAAGACGACTCGCGCACAGATAAGCCCGCACAATATAACGCGCTGCTTTTATCTGTAAGCGCAAATAGCTCAGCAGCACTGGCAAGCTCGCTCAGCACAATAAATGAATACTGTCCAATAGCCGAGTTCATCGCCTGCGCGCAATACGGCCAAAGCCAAAGCACCCTAGAGCAAAGTAAGCTAGCAACGTACGAAGGCCAAAGCATAGAGTGGCAAATAAACGCCCTGCAAAACCTATTGCCAATTCGTGAGCAGCTAATAGCTGACGAACTCGCGACGGTCGATGACAGCGCCAAGCAATTAATTACTACCATTGACGATGCACTAACTCAAACAGCAGAGCTAAAAACCGCCCGCGACCAGCGATTAAATCAAGCACAGTTCACAGCAAAAAGCAGCGCCGTAGATGTGCAATTAATTACTGCAGGCAGCGCAAAACAGCTAAGCGGCTCAATTGCCAGCAAAGGCAGCGACCAAATGTATTGGGCAATGTGCGTATTTGTAGGCCAAGCAAGCGAGCTAAATAAAATTAAAGAGGTATTATGAGCATAGCACTCGACGGCTGGAACGTGCCGGGGTTCGAAACCCGCGTAAACGCAGGCGTAAAATTAGCCGGTGGCGATATGTCAGGCCTTGGCAGCTTTTCACTAAGTAGCGACCAAGGCGTAAAGTCGGGCACACTAACTGTAAATACTAAAATCCCATTTAACGAAAGCGCTAGCCTTGCATTATTAATAAGCAAAGCCAAGGCGCTGGATGAAAACGGCGCGCGTATCATTTACACCGTAAATAACGAGCTAGCAGCCGCATATAAAATACGCAAAGCAAAGTTTGATGGCGACGCAAGCGCAACCGAAATAGAAGACAAACGCGCATGGCAAGTAACATTTAAGCTAGTAGAGGTACAATCTGTATCAGAGCGCGAGCAACAGCAGCTAGACGAGCAAGCAACCGAAAGCGCCCAGCCGCAAGCAACAACCAGCAACGACGATGTGCAAAATAAATTCAACGAGGTCGAAGGGCCATGAGCACCCGCCTATCCAACACCCTAACAATTGGCGGCAGTACAGTCACCAACATAGTCAGCAAAACAGTACAGCTAGACATAGCCAGTACAGGCCGCGCAAAATTTGAAGTGGTCGCAGAGCAAGAGCCAAGCGGGTTGGTCGAGCTGCACCTAGGTTACACACTTGATAATATGATCCCGTATTTTCTCGGTGTAATAGAGTCAAAGCACCAAGCCAACGGCCGCTGGTATTTAACCTGCCGTGAATTACTCGGCGCGCTAAGCTTTCCAGCCCCGCTGGCTATTCGTCACGCAACAATTAAAGCGGTGCTTGATGAACTAGCAAAACTCGGTGTTGAGTTCGTAACACCTGAAAACGCCGAATATTTAAATAAAATAGCACCCGCGTTTTATCACAACGGCACAGGTATTGAAGCGCTTAGGCAAGTAGCTAAAGTGTGGGGCATTAGCGATTTTATATTTCAGCAACGCCCAGATGGCAAAATATTTGTCGGCAGTTGGCACGACTCGCGCTGGCCGCTCGCAGCAATAAATGATTTTCCAGAGCATACAATAACGGCCAAAAGCTCAACTACTGGCGAACTAATCGCTATCCCAAAACTAAGACCAGGCATACAAATAAACGGCCGCCACATAACCGAAGTAACACTAATCAACGACAGGATGCACATACGATGGTCAAACAAGCCATTAAACGCCTAATACAGCGCTACTTTCCAGAGCTAAGCGAGCGTAAACACCTGCCGCAATTGGCGCGTATTGAAAAAATATATGACCTACCAAGCGGTGGCGCAGCCATTAGCACCGCATTTAGGCCGCTAAAAGCAGCTGACGTACAGCTATTAAACCCGCTAACAGGCGAGCAATTAGCCGTGCCTATCTTTCAGCAAGTAACACTTGGCACAGGGCAAGCGCCTGATCATGGTTTACTAAACGAACCCGCACCAGGCATGCATTGTTTAATACAATATATCGACGGCCTAAACAGCCACCCCGTGATCACCAGCTTACTGCCATGGCAAAGCCTAGTGCCCGAGCACAAACGCACCGACGTAACACTGCAACAAAACAGCCGCAGCAAACTACAAGGCCGCGACGGCAACTGGCACACCACAACCAACGGCGAAATAACCCAAACCAGCGACACAAACAAAACAACAGCACGCAAAAACGAGCAAAACTACCACGAGCGCAGCGCCAACATAGCCACGCACGACACGCTAAAAATAGACGGCAATCAAATAACAGAGGTAATGGGCGCCCTAAAAACAGTGGTGGGTGAAAAAGCATTAATAGTCGCACTTGAGGGGTTACTGCTAGGCAGTAAAAAACAGGTAGACATTGAAGCGCACGACAACATGAACCTAACCACCCTCAAAACCCTGCACGCCAAAGCCACCGAACTGGCAAAAGTAGAGGGCAAAACCGTGTGGCTCGGCAACAACTCAGTAAACGTAGCGCAAATACTGCTAGATTTAATAAGCCTGGTTAAAGATATAAACCAAAGCCTAGAAAACCACGGCCACAAAGAGCAAGGCGCGGGACCGCCAATCACCAAAGGCGAATTTACAGGCCATAAATCAACAGCCAGCAGCTTAAAAAGCACACTAGAGCCAATAGTAGAGTAGTTAACCCTTGCCTATAACCCAATCGTGCTTAACAATAACCCCATTAAAGCCGTAAAATAAATTAAATTGCAGCAAGAAAAAGCCAAAGTGAAACCAAAACTGTGACCACAAAATCAGGTTTAAATGTATCCCCTGCTTAACTTGTTGTATTAAAAGAGGTGTTTTTGTTATGTGTGAACTTCTTGGCATGTCAGCCA